TTTCTTTTCTGGTTCTTTTTTAGGTTTTTTCTTTTGTTTTGCGGTAAACAAACCAATGAGTTCTTTAGACCGTTCTTCTTTTTTCTCGGCTAATTTTTGTTTATATTCGGTTTCTTCTTTGAACTCAGCATCTCTTTCATGATATGATTTTACCATGAGGTTGAAGATTTTACCTAGAATATCACCTTCTGAATCACCGGGTTTTAATGGAGTTTCGGCAGTAGGTGCAATAGTATTAAGTTGTGGGTCTTTTTTACCAACAGGTTTTTCTTTTGATTCTTCTTTTACAGAAGTATTAGAAGATTGTTCTTTAGTTTGATTAGGTTTTTCTTTAGATGTTTTTTTGAATGTATTACCTACAATTTTGGACATCAAAGGTAACATCATAAACTCCATATAACCTGGAGTTCCAGCAAGTTCTACTGCCATTTCTTCTAAACGAGCATCACTTAAATCCGCAGCAGTTTTTTTGACTTTTGCCATTTGTTGAGGCGTTAAGTCAGCACCACCATCCATAAGTATTAAACTGAGTTCACCTTTTTTGATTAACTCGTTAAATGTTTTATCATCCATCTATCGTCTTGCTGCAGCCTGTTGTTGTTTTATTTTTTCGTTTTCTTCTTCAATATACTGAATCAACATAGTAACGTAAATGTCTCTCTCCCACGGTAGCATATTTTCAAGTTCCGTGAGAGAATACTTATGGTGTTGCATCAACGAGAAATTAGTTTTATAGTAATTTCTCAAATTATCATAACAAAATATTACTCGAAAAAACTTTCGAGACCTTCCATACTAATCGTATGTTCAAAACCACATTTGGAACATTTCATTTCCATTTTTCGATGCATTGTTGGTAGATTATTAAAAAATTCTTCCAACTTGCCAAATTGTTCTTGATTTAAAGATTCGATAAACTGCATCAATTCTTCTTTTGGTGTTTCGTGTGCATGATAGTATTGTTCACCATCAAAAATCCACTCAATACTTTCTGCCATTACTTCAAAAGCAATATCAACAGCTGATTCTTTTTTACTTAACTTATCGACCAAAGAGAACTCTGGATATTTCATCTTAATAGAAATCTTATCGGTTACTTTAATGGTATCTTTTCTATCAGGATCAACATCAACTTTAATGTCCAATAAGTTTAATGTGCCTTTCATTTTATTATTACAGGATTTACCATCAATTTCATTGGTACAGATGTATTCGTTTTCAACCACTTCACCTACTGACCTTGCTCGTAAGTTAATAAAGTAAAACTCAACATCAATGACTGGTAATCTATCAACATCAATATTGTCGGTCAAGGTACAGTTAGTTAGAACTTGACGGATGTTTCTTTCGATTGTTTCTCTATCATCAGATTCTAATGCCATCATCAAATTTTTCTGTTCTTTTACTAAAAAAGGACGAAAACGAATATGTTTCTTCGATAAAGGTAAATCTAATTCATATACTGGTGCATCAATCTTTGGTAATGCCATTTTAAAACTCCTCAAATATTATAATTAAATCGAACTAATCAAACCAGAAATAATACCACTTTCAAGATTATTAATGAGTGAACTAACAGAATTATTACTCCATTGACGATAAGCAAATACTACCGCCAGTTTATGGTGACCATCGGCCGCCCAATCTAAGTCCAATTGGTTCACATCAATTGGAAATGCTTCTTGTAACAAACCAGCATAAGTTAAATTGTTCTTTACATCATACTGATTAATACTAATATCAACAGCATAATTTGATTTATACTGAAAATTATATGTTGTTGATGGATTCATTAGTTCCATCCAAGCATCAAAGAAAATCTTTTCATTCATATCATCAGACAGAATGAATGTAAGTGTTGCTTCTTGGTAGTTGGTGTGATATGGAAACTTTTCGATTGGTGCAGAACCCATTTTTTTATCTGCCGTCTCAAATGAACGACCGGGTAATACCGCTGTATCACAACGGAAAGTTAAATTTCTGGCACTAGTAATATAGTTTGCCAAAGAAAGTGGTACAGGAATGGTCACATCAAACCTATTCGGTCTGGCAATATCTGTGGTAAAACTGGCTAAAAAATCATTAATGGTACCGGCCATTTAGTTTTTCCTTATTTCTTCTATCGAATCTTGCCAGACTTTATTTGGTTTGGCTTTTCTAAACTGTTGTAGTGGCAATAATGTAGCAACTTCCCACTCATTTGGCTGAATGGTAAGTAATCTTGACTTAATATGACCAAAAAGATAACGTTTGAGACAAGGTTGAAACTCACGGAGACGCCTGGAGGTCGTTAAAATGTCGTAAGTGACTCTCAACCTTTTAATTTCATCATCTTTGTTTAGGACTGCGTAATCCATGAGTTTCTTCAGGAATGCCACTCGGTATCGGTATGGTAAATAATGTAGGTTCAAACCTAAAAATCCATCTTCATAACGATCCAGTACCAATACCATTGGGAATATATCGTAATATGGTAAATCATCTTTACCTTTTGGATCATAATAAAAACAATATAACTGACCCAATTTAAAAGTATTTGTTTGCCTAGATTTCTCACGAGCCATGCCTAATGCCATGGATGCTGGTGAACGAATCTCTTGGACTTTCTTTTTCATCCAAGATAAAGAATCTTTCGACAAGCGGTCAAAGTCGGCTTGTGAATGTTCTTCTGCGAGTGTAGTAAATTTAGATGCCATTTAAGTATTTAGGTGAGCCCCAAATGATCCTCTGTTAGTATTTTAAACTCCCAACCACGATCCAAACAATATTCATTGGCTGCTTTCCATTTAGCTTCATTAACTACATAGGTAGTAACTTCATTAATATATTGTTTGGTAACTCGTTTACGAGGTTCTGGTTGTTTTGTTTGTTTTTTAGGTTTAACTTCAAGCATCATGGTTTTAAATGCACCATCTTTAGTTCTTACTTTAACAATAAAATCTGGAAAGTATCGGTGATATCGATTATCAACTGGAGAAATATAAGGAATGATAAGTTCTTCTGAAGCCCATGATATAATATCATCGTTTCGGTCAAGCCAATCCATCACTCGACATTCCCAGCTCGAGCGGTAAATGATATTTTTGTGGTCACCAACATATTTTGCTGGGTTACGGGGTACAAATCGTCCTGAATAAGCCATATAAATACTATATATTCAATTAACCAGAGAGTACCATGGCCCTAACAGTCATACCAACAAATATTGGTGGTGTAAGTTTAAATTCAATCGCCAGTCCATTAGCAAGTCTTTTAGGTGGAACATCTTCAGCACAAAACATGGTGTTTCCAGCAGATTTAGGTTCAAACCCAACAATGGGTCACGCAGTAATCTTTCAAGCATACGATTATAAAACTGGTTTAGGTAATAATTTAGCTTCTTTAGGCAATCAAACAATTAATGCAGTTAAAGGTGCTGTTAATGGAAATACAGGTGAAGCAATAACTGCTTTAGGTGGTGTAGCAACTACGGCCGCTTCGGTTGCAGTACAAACAATCACTGCAGCTTCATATACCCCATTAACACAACAATCTCCATTGGCAACAATTTCATTGTTTATGCCAGAGACTATGGCAATTAATTATACTTCAAATTATGGTGAAGTAAGTTTAACTGAAGCATTAGGATTACCTGGCATGGTTGCTAATGCCTACTCAGATATCAAATCTAAAGGATTACAAGAAGCTTCTGTTCCATATGCAACAGCAATTGGCGCTAATATTTTTGGCAAAGCCGCCAATTTAATTCCAGGAGTTAATGGTGATGCATTAGGTGGTTTAGCGGCACAAGCATTAGGTGTAGTTACAAACCCACAAATGCAATTATTATACAAAGGTGTTGATTTAAGAGAGTTTCAATTAGAATTCGTATTAACTCCAAAATCAGCAGCCGAGGCACAAACAATTCAAAACATCTGCGATTCTTTTGCTTACTTCTCTTTACCTGGTATTGCTGGTGCTATGACTGGTACATCAGGACAATTCTTAACACCACCACAAGTATTCAAGGTACAATTTCAATTTTTAGGTGCTTCAGGTCTTGTTGGTCAAATTACCAATACTATTTCATCAGCATTGGCAGCAAGTGGCCTTGGATTCTTAACACAAACCAACAATATTACAGGTGGTACACCATCCAAAAC